ACGTCCGTAGTCCTCACCGTCAATACGTGTGAAACGCAGAGGGATAAATGGATTCTTGTCTAGACCATAGAAGCCTTCTGACTTGGGAATAACGTTGCCGTTGATTTCCTGCCAGACTTTCCAGCCCTTATCTTTACGACAGACTGCTGTGTATAAATTTACTTCATCATCAGAGCCGCCTTCGTTAGCCCCTGCTACTTCTTTCATTTCCTCAGTGAGGCTCATGTAGCTTAGGGATTCCTTGGTGCAGATGTATAGAACATTACCCATTGGGTCACGCTCAACACAGAAGCGGTCAAGGTGGAACACTCTTACGCCACCATCGTCAGGGACGTATAGTAAAGCGTTACCAGTGACGATGAGTTGCTTAATAGCTTCGTGCAGTGCAGTACGATATGTACCTCTACTGACTTCCTCCATGAAGGACTCTTCGACCTGCTGTAGAGACTTCTCAATCTCTGTGACTAGCTCAGGTGGAGCGCCTTCTTGTTGTAGTCCATATTCGTCCACTGCGAGACGGAAAAAGGGGGCGTTGGGAGGTAGAAGTGCCAACAGTAATTTTGAAGCGAGGTTGTTTACTCCTCGTGCCCCAACGCCCTGAAAAGGTGTGTCCAATCGGCTATGCGCTCCAAAGCCTTCGTCTGTGCAGACGTATGGAAGTGTGAGTTTTGCTGAGGAGCGAGCGCGGTCTAGGTATTGATGTCGCTTCCCCTCAAGGGAGGTGTATAAGCCTTCAGCAGTTTTAGTTGTCATAAATTATTCGGTATCGTCTTCTGGTTCTGGGAACACTACGGACTCTACGGTTGTAGGTTGTTCAAGTTCATCGAGGTCATACTCAGAAACATCTAAAGCCCACATGCCGTCAGCCGTAGGGACTGGCTTAGTCACCCAGCGCGTGGTTCCTCCAGTAGTCCAGTATGGAAAGTTGCGCTCTTTACCTTCTTCGTCGGCTCGCTCTAGGGCGGCTTCTTCGCTTGCATAAATTAGATACATTAGTAGATGTCGTATTGATTGTTAATGTTAGCTTCGATAGCTAGACGGTTGGCTGACTGGTCGGAGGCATAAATGACAATTTCTTGGATTTGCCCTAACCAATTATTAACGTTACCAGAATGATTTTTGCCAATCATAATTCCAGACATTGGATAGTCGCCAACGTCTCCAGATGCCGCTGATGCACCGTTGATAAATAGCACAGAAGCAGCACCGTTGAATAACGCTGAAAATAAATTCTTATCATTCGTTGCTGTAACGCCAGTACTTATAACGTCGTCGGCAAAGAAACCAAATTCACCTGAACCATCGGTGCTAAGAAATAACATATTTCGTTTTGTGCTAGCGGTTCCATCATATACTTTTCTATTTATGTCAGCCGCAACGTCCAGCTTTGCTATACTAAAAATAGTGTTTGCTTGCACTAAGTCTCCTTGGGTAAACGCAGTTTTTGATAGGGACTCAGCTCCATCAAAATCAATTTCTGGGTGTCCCTTAGAATCCCTGACCAAAGAACCAGCATTTACAATCTTAGGTTGCTCAGTGGATGTGATTTGCACAGCATCATTGCTGTTACCTGACTGGTCATACCAAGTCTCTACAAAGCCACTCTTACCTGTTACTGTAACTGAGTTAATTGTAACAGTTGCTTCACCGCTTCCAGCATCAGCCGTAAAATGAGGGTAACCACCAGTATAACCACTAGAAGCAGTTAAATTAAGCGTAACATCTTGATTGTCCCCATTATTAACGGTTGCAGTTCCAACGGTAGTATTACTACTTGCTTTTCGTAGCCTAAACGTCATTGCGCTATCTAAACCAGATACAGACATATTGAAAACTACTTGGTCTCCTGCTTCAGCTGTAACATAATTGCTCTTGGGGAGAACTCTAATTGTGCCTGAACCTGTAAAAGAAACTGTAGATGTTGTAGCGGTAGAAGATGCAGATGTAATAGTAGCAGTGCCGTCTGGAGTGTCATTGAACGTAGCTGGTGTGTTCCAACCAGTTATAGGAGCGGTTACCCAATCCTCTAGTGTACCATTAGATAACTCCTTGGCTAAGAATTTACGCGAACCACCACTAGAACGTCTTACTTCAACTACCTTGTTGTTACCCGCTTTGTCATTGAGGTCACGTAGGCTGTATGCCGCCGCCGCACCACCTACAAGTTTACTTAGTAGTGGACGGGATGCGCCCTTACGGTCTGAGAAACGGTTTACTGTGATTGTCTTTTCAACAGAACTAAGAGTAACATTATTAGATGCAAAGCTACTTGCTACCTGCCAAGGAACTATAACATTTTCAGCAACATTTATGCTGAAACTAGGTGTACCATCAGAGCCATCAATAAAACTCCAAGCAAAACCACCGCCAGTTGCTTGTCTATAAATAGCTCCATCACCCCCAACTTGATTCCAATATTTAGCTGTAGAGTGTGGTCTTGTGTAAGTTCCTGATAGTGAAGAGTTATCATTACCATTACTATCGGTACCAGTAACAGTAACTTGCATTTCGGTAGTGCCATCACTCAATGGAGTGGTAGCAGTTATAGTTCCTCCACCACTATCGGCTGTGCGGTTTACTGTGAGGGTTTCTGGGACAGGAGTAATCGTTACTGCATGTGAGCTAGGTAGGTGCGTCCAAGGAGCAGGGCTTTTACCATGACCATCCCAACTTAATTCGACATCATCACCCCCACCATCTGGGTCATAATCAATATCATCCATTACAAACCACGTTTGGGAATTGCTTTCACTGTTGTAACCGCTATGTCTAAAAACACCACGACCCCCTTGGTGTATCCAATCCGATGGCGAAGTCGCTCCCGTGGGAACCGACCCAGTATATATTCCATCAAGGTCAGAGTGTCCCGCAACGGTTACTTGGATTGAAGTAGTGTCGTCATTCAGCGAGGTCTCTCTGCTAATATTCCTTACCCCTGCAAAACGACTTCGGTCAGGGATGGTAATCGTTCTGGTGCTTCCATCACCGTTAAGAACCGAAATCGTTTTTGAGGGCATAATTTAGTAGTTGATGTTTGCGCCAGAGCCCGATGAACCAGTGTTCAATGTAGAGCGTCTTACTGTTAAAGCAGAAGTTCCACGCCTTCTGGATGACTGCCGTTTCTTGAGTGAGCTGTTTCCTACTTTCTCCGCTGTCTTAGTGGGAGGGGGAGGAGGAGCGGGGGGTGGTACTGGGTCTGGGATTTGGGGGGCTCTCATGCACATAGTTAACCTTTGGTTAGGATATTTTCGTTTTGAATTTTATTTTGTTCTATTAGAAAACGGACTACAGAACGTTGTCCGTAATAAAACATCAGCGCTTGTTGAGCCGAGCCATAATCAAAATCATCCCGTAAGGGGAAAACTTCTTCTAACTTATTGATAAAATTAGACGAAACAGCAGGAAAAGCATCAATGTTGTCCATATTAGTCCACCTCCTTCTTACGTTCCAGCATACCTAAAGCGATTGAACTGTAACCAATTAGGTCATTGAAGATGTCAGCTACGGTGTCTCCGTTAGTCTCCAAAGAGAGACCTCCATTACAGAAAGCCTTGAGCCTCTGCATCTTATCACCCATCCGAAGTGATAGTCCGATGAGTGGGTCTACCCCAAAGTCATCAGCTTCATCGAAGTTAGCGAATGGATTAGAGGTGAAAGAACCACCTGTGTAGTCATCATTCTTCTTCTTGGTAAGCTTAGAGATACGCTTGAACTGTTCAGCTTGGAAAGCGAACCACCACTCCTTGTTGTGGGTAGCATGAGCTTTAACACTCTCTTCTACTTCGTAGCTGATTGTTATACCGAGCCACTCCGCTAGAGCGTGTTCTGTCTTAGCTCCTTTGGAATACTCCCAGCCCTTCATCATATACATATGTGAGGCTGTTGCGATAATAGAAACAAGGTCAATCATGGCGCACTCGCGCACGCACATCTCTCCTACTTCAATACCTAACTCAGCGGCGTGTGTCCTGCTCAGCGCGGCAGGGTTGATAACTTCGAAGCCCTTCTCTTTCCATTTAAAAGAAGTAGCGTCGAAGGCAGGGAAGTTGTAGTCTTCGATACCTGTCATTGGGCCAGCGATATAAACCGTCTGGTCACTTACATCTATTTTGTAGGGGGTTGCCATAATATAATTTTTCCGTCTTTGAAGTTTTCTGTTCTGAGTATGTAAGCAAGGCGGGCAGTGAGAAGTGCGTCCTCTTCTGTCATATCTTTGCTTTCGTATATCTTAACGATGGCTTCCCAGTCCCATCCGTGTTTGTCTAAGAGCTTTACAGCGGTCTTAGGGCCAACACCTTTGAGTCCTTGGTATCCATCGGTAGCATCACCCATCAATGTCTGGATGAGGTGGTTCTTGTTAGCCTCTTCTTTTGTGAGGGTAACGAGTTCATCACGTAGGAAGTTGTACCAAGTGATGGGTAGCGTAGCGAAGTCCTTGTCACCGCTGAGAGCGATGGTGGTCTTAGGAGCTTGCGTACACATGATGCCGATGAGGTCATCAGCTTCCATATTGTCCTGCATCATAAACGTGTGACGCTTGCACATCTGTTTAATAAGCTCAGTTAAGGCTAAGGGCTTACGCTTGTTCTTGCGGTTGCCTTTGTAAGCAGGGAAGAGGTCGTAGCGGAAGTTAGTCTTA